AGTTGGTCCTGTTGGACCAGTTGGACCTGTTAAACCAATATCGCCTTGCGGTCCTGTTGGACCTGTAGATCCTGTTGGACCTGTAGGACCAGTAGGGCCAACATTACCCTGCGGACCAGTGGGTCCAGTAGGTCCAGTTGGACCAATATCTCCAGTAGGTCCAGTTGGGCCAAATCCCGTCACACCTACAGCAACGATATAACCCCGCTCAAAGATAATATCGTCTGTGCTGGTATGATTGGTTACGAGAACAGTAACTTCATCATTAGGATGAAGCTCAACTATCCAAGCCGCATGTAATTTCGCAGTCGTACCTGGAGCAGAAATAGTANCGCGACACTCACTCTCGTCAATCTTAGTGCCATTCAGCGCCAAGNCCAATCCAAACAACTGTCCCGCAGAGGAAGCCGTGGCGTCTATAGTGGCAATAACTGTGACGTGTGCGCGCTCACCAGATGTATTCTTTAAGCCAAAGCCATCATTCGTGCTAAGAGATATCCCATTAGTATCGGGATCAAGTATAGCAGTTATACCAGTAGATTGGTAAACTCCTTGAGACGCAACAGCAATGTTAATAGGTCCAAACGCCGACGCTTGTCCATAAAGAGGAAAACCCGATCCAGCTGGACCGGTCGGACCTGTAGGGCCAAGTGGACCCGTTGGGCCTCGCGGCCCCTGCTCTATGACTTCAACAACCTCAAGCTGAACGGTCAGACTCTCNACAACATCACCCGAGTCCGACAGAACCTCAAGCTTGGTTTCTTGAACAACTACCTCAAGGACTGACATCTCGGGTTGCCTCAGGAGCCAAGGTNACTTTACCCTGGAGAAGTCGCGTNACGAAGCCATCCTGCGCAACCATCTCCAAGTCATAAACACCTTCAGAGAATTTGAGTTGGGCGGTCTCAGTCGCCGCCATCTCAATTACAATCGTTCCCGCAACACCACCAAGCGTAATCCTACCATTCTCAGTCGTAAACTCCGCAATCACATGGTCCGACGTATAGTTACGTCTGATCTGCATTCGAGCAGTGTAATTGGTTAGATCGTAAGGGTTATTATCCTTATCCTTCCACCGAAGTTGAAGTCGGAACGTAGCACCTTGCTCAATAATGAGATCCTTGGTCGCAGCGGGCATAGCTCACAGACCCTCGTTAAATCCGAAATCTTCACGAGTTACGGACTCGCCATCAATACCAGTCGCAACTCCGGTGACATGAACTCCAGTACCCTCAAGAAACTTTCCAATCAACTCCTGCACCACAGTTGGAAAACGTGCACGCTTCAAGAATACATTTTCCGCATCACGGAAGTACGTGATCGCAACTGAACCTGCTTTGAACGAATTGATCGTCTGCACGCCCGGTTGTGGATTCTCTTCAACGTCACTACCATTAAGAATTAGATTGGCTAGTTCGATACAAGCGTACTCAATTTCTTTAGGAACCTCGGTATCGGTTACACCAGGAACACCCGTACCTGTTCTTGGCCAAGCAAGAGTTTGTCCGCTCAAGCCCGATGGCGATCCTCGCCAACGCTGCCGATCAAGAATACGGGTTGCTGTAATCAACAGTCGNTTACGAGTATCATTATCCGTGATGGGATCAAACCATGAACTGTTGTTGTAGTTTCCGGTCATGTACTTTTGCGCATCATCAAGATCTGCATAGACCGGAAAATCAATATTATCTATACAAACTGTCTTGTTGACCATATTAGAGCCCTCGCTCACCAGGATCTCTCATAAGAGCCGAAGCCCGAGGCAAGCGCTGGAACTCATCATCAAAAGAACCCATGCGCTCATCCCGATTAGGCATATCCGGNCTACCATCATTACGAGGTAGCGGCTTCGTTTCTTCACCTTCAATCGGCAACGGTATTGCATCACTGAGAATAGGCTCAGACTCAATTGGCGACCGAGTGATCCCGAGGAGATCACGGACATCATTGATGGCCGGATCATCAGGAGTCAACACCGCACCAGCCTGAGCCATGCGAGCAAGAGCCGTGGTAACCTCCAACGCATCACGCGGAGCTATATCCTCAGCCATCAACTTTGGCATAATCCTAGGATCAAGCCCATTAAGCTTCCACAACGGTCGGATAACATCGCGCTGAACACAAGCTACGATNAACCGNAGCACGGAACTGGCAATCAGGTAGACGTTGCGGCTCTTATCCTGAGCAACAGCACGACTTCCACCCTGATCNCCCAAGAGCAAGTGCTCGACNCCAATTATCCGAGCAATCTCACGCTGGATACGCTCAATAGCATTNGCAATTTCCTGAAGACCACCAGTGGAACCACTCAACAGCTCGAGATCCCACATCTTCTCAGAGCTAATTGCTGGACCACCTTGAGTAGTAGAAGTATATCGAGCACTATCCAACAGGATACCCGTATTGGACTCCTTCACCTGCATCTGAATGATGTCGGTGATTGTCTGTACAAGTTTTGCGGCTTCTTCCTTTGTAATCGCGCCGTCCGCTACAGCTTGATTGATGAAGCTGATTGGCGCACGTCCGATTGGAATGCCGCGTAGATCACGCTCGTAACCTCTGATCTCGAGCTCTTGAAGCCTTTTCAGACGAGCATACGGCTCAGCCAAATGACGGAATACACCCAAGCCTTCAGGGCTGTCAGTAATCGCGTCTTCAACGATGTACAACAACTTTTCCCTCGGCAAACCCAAAAGTTCTTGAGTTTGCGGGTTACGCTGGAATACACCGAAAACATGTCCATGATCGTCTACCGCCCAAAGCTCGACTGTATGTTGAGGGCGAACCTCGATATTCTCCAAGCCAAAGAAGCCATCGTCACGCTTTTTAGCTATCCACTCCAACAGGCTGAACCCATGGAACCGATACATTGCCGCATGACGAACGATGCTGCTCCATGGGTTATACATCTCGTCCATGACTTCGTTCACGAAGTCCGCAGCTTCCTTGGCTTCGTGGCTATGCCGCTCACGAGGATTAGGTTGAGCAAACCAACGAGGATGAGCAATGAGATTAAGAAAGTAATGAACACCAGCGGCAACAACGGANATATTTGTNACGATCTCAGCANCNGTACGGTACTTTTCAGAACCAATCCACGANGAGTGTCTGTCTTTAACCTGNATATAGCCACCGTAAATTGCCGTCCCATGAGCGCCCTGCTCTTCGAGCGGACGAGGCAACGGCACCGGTGGAACGCCGAACATAGTCCGAGAACCAAGTAGACGCGAACCACGTGGACCTGCCGCCTTGCCGTACTCGGCATCCATCATGCTTTCAATTTCGGCAGCAGACAACTTAGAAGTTGGCGCAGCCTGCTTATCCTCAATGCTCGACTGGTTGTTTTCTGACATCGGCTGCTCCCAGAGGGTGCTGTCTCAGTTAAAAGGTGCGGAGCACCTTTTAACATGAGACAGACGACTTGTAAAGGGCAGCCTCTCATCCCCTAACCAGGATGGGTGCACCGAACATACTGACAGAACCCGGAGCAGTACTCGGCATGGGAAACATGGTCATGACTAACGCATCCGCAAGGTTAGGTGAAGGAGCTCCTTCCGGCTGCTTATCGATACCCATTTTAAGTTTGGCCGTCGTAGCACTAGCCGTCACCTGGACAAGCTCATCACGGAGTTTATGCAGCGTAGTGATATCTATGGATTCGGTATCAATAGCGATCATCTCATCAACATCAAATTTCTCGCCTTCCCGAACCGCCCGGTACGTATTATGGAATAACCGGCCCAGATACCACCAAGCCTGAGCCCGGAGGTTGAGGAAGAACTGATGGTTCGTAGGTGCCTTAGGATCATTCTTCACGATTTTCTCATGAGGATCGAGCACCGGATCACCGGCCCGCCATGGAATGAGCCTCACACCATCTGGCATCAAGCCCATATCTGCAAGACGGTTAGCCTCACCCTTCACACCAGCTCCAATCCCGATACAGTCGTACTGGAGATCAATTGGAGCAAAGGGACGCACAAGCGTAATGGCCTTCCGAG